GTTTCCCAGTCACGATCTGATCGGCACTGTCTTGCTGTGGTGGGAGCGTTGATATGAAAGCGATCGTTTACTTTCGTGTGTCTACCCAGCGCCAGGGCGAGGCTGGTAACGGCCTCGATGCCCAGCGCGATGCGGTCCAGGACTGGTGTTGCGCCAAAGGATGCGAGATCCTGCAAGAGTTTGTTGAGATCGAGAGCGGGCGCAAAAACTATCGGCCCCAGCTGTTGGCTGCGATCGAGGAGTGCCGCAAGAGCGGCGCCGTTCTGATCGTTGCCAAGCTCGATCGTCTGGCGCGTAACCTGTCGTTCATTGCCAACCTGATGGACAGCCAGGTCAAGTTCGTTGCGCTCGATATGCCCAACATGGATGACCCAGATGTTAGCCGCCTGACCATCCAGCTGCTGGCCTCGATCGCTGAGTTTGAGAGCCGCCGTATTTCTCGACGGACCCGTGAAGGTCTGGCCCAGGTGCGCAAGCACAAGACCCTGGGCAGCCCCAACCCTGAGATCGGTGCGCGTGCTGGCGGTGCAGCGCTGGCCGCGAAGGCGGCAGACAATGCCCTGCGCGTCTTGCCCTACATCGAGAAGCTCCAGGGATACGGCCACACCAGTCTGCGCGCCCTGGCAAAAGAGCTGAACGAGTGGCGCGTTCCCCTGCGGATCGACAAGAACAACCAACCTGTCCTGCCCGACCCGATCAACGGCCCGAAGTGGCAGCCCCAACAGGTTAAGAACATCATAGAAAGGAGCGCGGCATGAAGCGTGTATGGCAAGCCCTGGGATCTCTGATCCTGATAGCGATCGGGAGCGGCATGATTGCCCTGGTCCTGATTAACTGGATGATAGGCTGCGGAGAGCCGATCTATTACCCTGACGGATCCTGGGAAACTGGGGACTGTTTCTTAATTCCATACGAACCAGTGAGGAGCCAATGATATGGATGAAATCGATGTAAAAAAAATGCACCACCGAAACGCACCAGATACTGAGGTGGCTGCGGCAGTGCAAGTCGCCCCCCGTGTTACAGGGCTCAGGAAGCAAGCCCTCGAGGCGTTGTCCAGGCAGACACAAGGAGCCACGGGAGAGGAGTTATCCGAGATTATGGATGAATGGCTATACTCGGTCAAGCCAAGACTGACAGAGCTGGCCCGCTTTGGGCTGGTCGAGGACAGTGGCCGACGCAAAGTAAACAAACGCAACCGCCAGGAAATCATCTGGCAGATCACAGACCAAGGGAGAACCTATATCAATGGCTAAACTATCACCTGACAATCACCTGAGCGGCAGCGTGCTGCCCGCATGGCTGGGCTTCAGCCCCTATCAATCGCCCTATGACGTTCTCGAGCGTGCCAGGGCGCACAACAACGGGGAGCCACGGCCTGAGCTGGACAGCTTGCCCGCCGACATCGGATCCGCGATCGAGCCTATCATCCTGGAGCGCGGGCTGCGGATGCTCGGCATCGATCCTGGTCTGATCTATCACCACACCGTCGATGGCGAAGAGAGCGCCAAGCCACACCCCAGCCTGATGCTGTTCTATTCTGATGACGGCATCATCGATCTGCCCGAGCCGATGGAGATCCACACCAACGAGGGCCAGGGCATCTATGTGATGAATGATGCGGGCATGATTACGATCGAGGGCAAGATCATCCTCGAGGCCAAGTTCACGACCGTGCCGAAGAAGCCAACGGATCCACCGTTACATCGAGGGCCGCTCCAGCTCCAGGCTGGCATGATGTGCCACGGCGCAGAATATGGGATCCTGTTTACCTGTTACGGCGGGCGCACTGTCGAGATCCACATCTTCCCGAAACACCAGGACACAACCAGGCTAATCACCCAGGCGGTGATCGACTTCGAGACACACATGGCAGAAGGCACCTGGCCCGAGCCGCGCAACGTCGAGCAGCTGGGCTGGAAATACAACGATCCAGATCCAGAGCCAGAGGTCGAGCTGTCGTCTGACCTGGCGCAAGTTGTCGAGATCTACCAGGACGGGGTGCGCGCAATCAAAGCTGGCGAAGAGCTGAAAGCAGACGCCACCGAGAAGCTGATGTCTGCGCTGGGCAATCACAAGGTCGGCAGCGTTATCAGCGAGGCGGGCAAGCAATACAAAGTCACCTGGCCCTGGCGCACGATGAAGCCAAAGCCAGCGAAGCTCTGCCCGCATTGCCAGGGAGAGATCGAAGAGGCCAAGCCTGGCAGCACAACCCGACAAAAATCAATCAGTGTGAAAGAGGTTTAACATGAGCAAACTACCAACACTCGCCCCGCAAACAATGGCCGAGGCGATGGACTTCTCCAAGATGCTGTCGCAATCCGAGATGGTGCCGAAGAGTTACCAGCGCAAACCCCAGGACATCCTGGTCGCTGTGCAGTGGGGCTATGAGCTGGGGCTGCAACCGCTCCAGGCATTGCAGAACATTGCGATCATCAACGGCAAGCCGTCAGTCTATGGAGATGCCGCCCTGGCCCTGGTCAAGAACGATCCTCGCTGCGCGGGCGTGAATGAAAAGATCGAGGGTGAAGGTGACGCACGCACGGCATACTGCAAGGTCAAGCGCCGCTATGGCGAAGAGATCGAGGAGACTGTTGCGCAATTCAGCGTGGCCGATGCGAAGCGCGCTCGGCTGTGGGGCAAGCAAGGCCCGTGGTCGCAGTATCCAGACCGCATGTTGCAGATGCGCGCTCGAGGCTTTGCCATCCGCGATGCGTTCCCCGATGCACTGAAGGGTGTTATCACCGCAGAGGAGGCCCAGGATTATCCGTCAGAGCCGAAGGACGTTACGCCCAGGGCAAACCCCCTGGACCAGATCAAGGCGCCTGAGCCAGCCCCTGAGCCGATCCCAGCGCCCGAGCCAGAGATCGAACCAGAAATCGAGGAAGCTGTCGAGGTGCAGCCCGAGCCCAGCATTGATGCGCCTTGGCAAGTGTTCAATCACCTGGGTAATCCGTATGGGCAGCCACCCAAAACGTCACGCGATTACGTCGAGCTGTTAATGAAGTTGATGAAGAAATACGCGGATCTTGCGGTCGGCCCAGATGGTGACAGCATCGAGCCGCGCGAGCGCATGACAATGCTGCGCGAGCTGCGCGAGCAGAACCAGGCGCGCATCGATGTGCTCGGGGAGCAGAACCAGGCAGCTGTCTTGGAGACATACAAGAAGCATCTGAAACGTCTGGGCGCGGAGATGAATGATGAATGAAAGGGCCAAGTATAACCTGACTGAAAAGCAGCGAGAGATCTTCGATCACATGGTTAAGATCCAGGAACAGACAGGCGTCACGCCGACGCAGAAGGAATTAGCGGCAGAGTTTGGCATTGCCCAGGCTACGGTCGCCAAGCACCTGGCAGCGATCGAGCGACGAGGCTGGATCCAGCGGGCGGCGGGGCTGAAGAACGGCCTCACCATTCTGTAAGTGGAAGCCCTGGAGTTTGAGGATGCCCTGGCAGCCATAAGACAAGCGGACATATGGCAACGCCAGGGCATCGACTGTCTCCTGCTCCTGAACGGAGACAGCCTCCTGCTGGTAACCAGGGAGGAATACAATCACCAGCAAGGACGCAATACGAGGATCACGCGGATGCCAATCCTCGAAGTATTTAGGGCAGCTACCTAGCTGCCCTTTTTCATTGCCTTCATTTTCTTCATGGCGAGTTTGCGGATGTCAGGATCTTTGGCCAGCTTCATCACATCGGCCTTTGTCATTCCCTGGCCCTTGGGCGGGCGCCCCTTCTGGGATCCATATGTTCCTTTACCCATAGGCATGTTACGATCTCCTCATCTTTTTCTTTGCACTATCGCGAAGCGCCTTTGCTGTTGGCGCCCCTTCTTCACCAGGCTTGCGCATCCGCTCGCCCGATCCCGCTTTGATCCGCTTTCGCTTTGCATGGATGTTGGCCCAGAGGCCAGGTTTCTTAGCCATCGTAAATCTCCCAATGTGGTGCGTCGATAAATGGGCGGCGGCCCTGGCTACGACGCAAGTCAATGTAAGCGTTCATCAGTTCCTCGCATGTGCCATCCCATTCGCGGACATCATTCACATGCCAGGCCGCGCCCCAGCGCAGCGGGACATCGATCTCCTTGGCGGCCTCGATCATCGCATCCCCGATGTCGTCATACAGGTTCAGCTCCCAGGATCCACGCGATCCGATGTAAGCCATGAGATCCACGGCCATGCCATCGATGTGCCTGGACTTCATCGTTTGGCTGGCGCCCTTGGCCACCAGCTCGCGCTGTTCCTCGATCGTGCGAAGGCCACAGATCACACCGAAGTCTACCTTGGTGCGATGGATTGCAGACTTGACCACCCCGACCAGGCGTTCATCGACGCCCTCGAGTTTGTCCAAGCTGCGCTGCGATAGTTTGAATTGGCTCATTTGCTTGCCCCCTTGTATTTCTCAAAGGTGCGCAGCGTTCCAAGGCCGAGCATACCTGTCAGCACAGGCATCATCACGCCGACATCAGCCTGGGGAATTGTGATCCCGAACCCAGCCGCCAGTGGGCTGACCAGGAAATTCACACCGAACCCAGCTGCGCAGATCCAGCCGACTGCTGGGCGCCAACCGCCACGGAACCAGCCCGCTGCCGCTTCTGTTTTGTTGACTTCGATCTGCGCCAGGGCAATCTCCTGGGCATGGTTCTCAGCCATCGTGCTAATCTCATGCGCGAGCTTTGCCGCTTGATCTTTATCTGGCACCGCTTTGCCAATGATCTCAGTGACGGGGCCGACCAGGGCTCCCAATAAGTTAATCATTCTTCACCTCCTTGCCCATCCAAATGCCGAAGCATCCTGTAAGCGCCCCCATACATACAGAGACAAGACCAGCCTGGGCGTTGCTGGGATTTTCCAGGCTCATAAACCAATGAACCGCTTGATACGTTAAGATCGTGACAGCCAGCATCATTACGCGGGGAATAATTTTCCAGTCATCGATGATCGTCTTGGCCATCACCACTTCCCCTGCTCTTTGCCAATGAAATAAAAGATCGCGCTGATGATTGCAGCGCCAATCAGGACAGCCAGGATCCCGACCGTCCACTCGATGATCTGATCCTTGATCCGTTGCTTGCGATACTCATGTTCCTGGCGGCGCTTGCGAATGTCGCGGATGATCTGCTTGTATTCCTCGAGACCCTTTGTGCCGTGAACAAAAGAGATCAGCTGCTCGACATCTTTCTTCATCTGCTCGAGCTTCTTCTTCGCGGCGAAGGCATTGGCTGCCTCTTCCTCGATC